ACCGTTTTCCACCTGATAATACACGGTTGATACTTTAAAATCAGGAATCTTAGGTGTCTCAGGAGTGATACTGTTGTCATAAATCCTCATTCGGTTGTTTGGATAGAGGCAAAATTGACCATTATCGAGTTCAAGGAGGTTATGAGACTTATGTTCGGCAGGTTGTTCACTTGTTGAGTAGTCAATTGCGTCTACATCAGAGTGATAGTTGTCAAGAGTGCATATGTACGTGCCTGTTTGATTGCCAAAATCCCTTGTATAGACTTCATAGTGCATACTTCCGATAAATTGCTTCTGAACAGCAACCACACCATAGTCCATACAGTTCCAAAACTGTAGATTATGAAGTGTCATGTCAGGATCGGGTATCTCTGGAGACGAGAGAAACGCAGAGATTGGTAACTTATCAAACATTGCTGCATACTCAGGTAGATAAGTTTCAAAATAAAAGGCACGACCAGGTATACTCTTTGCAGATACCCAGACTCCTTTAACAAATTCACCGTGACCACTCTTATGGTCGGTTAAATATTCTTTTCTGACCCATACTTCATAGGAGGGTAGATTCGTAATCAATGTACTCATTCTTCGTATTCTTTTTGAATTTCAGTTGTTAAATCGAGAGGGTTCGGAAGATCCCCATCATAAAACTTTTGTGCCAGATCTTCCATTAATTCAAAATATTCCTCCTCTGTTAGATTCTTACCAAGAATCTTCTGACCTTGACGAACTCTATATAACTCTTGTTTTTTCATGTCCGACACGAATTCGTGGATCACACCAGATCTCAAATCCTGCTTCCTTTGCATCGAGACAGAACGAGACATCTTCGCCGCACATATCCTGTACCTCACCAGACTCAAAGACCTGCATCTTTGGTGCAAACCAAGGATAAGGTATTCCTTTGTTCTCAAATACACCGTGACGAATTAATAACCATCCGAAACCTGTATAATCTACGGTGAAAGGTTTCCTACGTTTTGATATACTATCGATGGTTTCGTGATTCATCACACCACCATTGCTACGAAAATCTTCTTCTTCTAACCAGTGTGCCACCGATGTTGTCTTACCATCTTCGGTACAATACCAACCTGCAACAATTTCTTTCTCCTTTTCACCTTCTGGATTCGCATCTAAAATTAACTGAAAGAACTTCTCTGAACTAAAAACAATGTCAGAGTCAATCCATAATTGATAATCATACTTTAACTTACCATCCCATGGAATCTGATCTGGTCCTCGAAGAACGTTTGCACCAAGACACTTACAACGGGCAAAATTAACCATTGATGAATAATCTTGTGATATCTGTATACTTGCTCCTGACTGTACTAAGTCGAAACATAATTGTACAAATGCCTTTAAAAATACGTATGATACTCCTCTACCTGGTAGGCAAAAGACAATTGCCTTTCCCTTTACCAATTCTTTTGCTCTCTGGTAGTCCCATTCGGGTTTTTTTTGTACAGCAGGAGTCGCTGCTTTTACTGTAAATCCTTTAGCCATAATAGAATGCGTTCATTTCAATTATATACTATTATATAGTGGTTGTCAATAAGAGTGTTCGTAGATTGTAGAGTCCTCTACACCCTCATGTACCTCTGTATATGTAATTTCTTCTCTCCAATAAGAAGTATATAACTTATTCCATATTAAATCAAACTCTTCTTCATTCAAATTCTTAAACAAACATCTATCATTCAAATAAATGTGGTAACTCTTTTTAGTCATCTTCTTCGGGTGAGATACAAAAACTCTGTTCTCCATCATACTTTCTTTCATAGTCATAACCATTTACAACAACAACTGGGGCAATGACACTATGAAATTCCCGAAAGTATTCCATTCTATTTTTTGCATACTTACGTGGTTTAGTCATCTTCTTCTGTGAGTACAATGTCACCGCTGCTATCTATATTCCATTTTAGCACAAGATCTTCATACCAGTCAAATTCATTAATGATTTCTTCGGGAATTGTAATATGATACCTATCTGTTACAGGATCAATCTCTATTGTTGAATATATATCGTCAAAATTTTTTTTCATTTCAGAAAACCTAGTGGTCGTTTTTATATATGCGAAATTTTTTTTTCATTCGTGGAATTTATATCTGCCTTTCGTAACACTTTGTAGACTAGGTTCCCATGCCGTTTTTATATAAGGGGGGCATCAACGCCCCCACTGCTGCAATCACGAACGATTGACCCCTACACTGCGGAGAGTGTAAGGGGTTTGCTGAATACTACCATGTTGTCATAGAAGTCAATCGTCGCGGTGGTGCGTCTGTCATGTAGGAACCACTGCCAGTTCTTTTGAAATACAGTGACACCGTATGCAACTTCATATAAAAATGCGTTGAGTCTGCTTTTTGTGGTGACTGACTCCCAACCGCATGAACTGATCCATGCTTTACCGTTGCTGTGGTCATAGTCGGCAATGTTGTTTCCGTGTAGGTAAACACGACTTAGATTCTCTGCCTTGTCATAACGTACCATAGTGTTAGACTTAGAGAAGTTCTGCTTATAACGAATTGCAGAGTTCATTTCCATTTCAATTTGACGCATGTTGGGAAGAGGGTGAATTGCTTATGTACTTATTATAACCCCCATGAGATGGGCATGGGGTGAGAGTGTGCCACTAATCAAAGTGGCATAATACCCTTGACATCACTTGATAAGTAGGTAGACTTACCATTACAGACATTATCAATTAGATTGTCGAACGTCTGCACGTCCCAGTCTTTTTGCTCTGCCACGTCGTTTGAATATGCTTCCATAAGCACTTCATATAGGTAGTCATACTGACAGGGGGTCAATTCAATGTTAATTCCGTTCGGTTTCATTTGATTAATCGGGGGATAAATGGTTTCTGCTTCTGTGGAATTGGTAGGGTTTCAATTTTAGTGAAATACTGATAAATTACATTATCCCACTTTTTATAATAACCCCACTTCTTATACTTAAAATTAACTTTAGACAGTGAATGTAAGGGTGCATAAGGTGTAGGGAGCATTATGCAAACTCCCTTACGTACCCATTCTCTGCCTTGATAAATCTGTCAAGTGTTGGGATGTCTAACTCTGGGTCGTCAAAGTCAATCTTTGCACACCCGTCAACACCCCATTCTGCTAACTCCTGTACAAACTCTGCGAAGTCTGCACAAAAACAAGCAACGTTCTGAAAGTTTTCAACTTGAACGATTCTGTTCATGATGATTTGAGTTTTGTTCATTTGGGAAAAAAGGGAACTAATTTGTTTGTTACTACCATTATAATGCCTGAGTAACCACATGCAATCAAGGGTGTGACAGTTTATTCAGTGTCATAGTAATCTCCCTTATAGGAATAAAACAGCTGATAATAGAGATCGGACTTTAAGTCGAAGAGGTCAAAGTCCCCTTCGTCATAAAGTTTGAGAATTTCGTCGTAGGTATTCTCATTCATTTTACTGCACTCCCGAATTTTTCTGCGTAGTAACCGATGTTAACATAGTCACGTTTGAGAGTGCAAATCTGCATAATAGTTGCAAGCACGATCATATGAGATGGAGAATAGGCACAAGGGTCATCCCATTCATCAACTGCAATTTCATTGTCAATGTCCATAGTGGTGCGACCATCTGCATCTGTAACTGCTGGCATACTCATTAGAGTTCCATCCTCTGAGATGTAGAACCCCATACCGAATGCGGGAGAATAGTGAATTTCTGGTTTGGGCATAGTGTGGGAAATTTGCTTACATACTTATAATAGCAATAAAAAACCCTCTGTGAAGAGGGTGTGTGACACTTAATTAATTGGTCTACGCTGTTCCCGAACGTATAACTCTTTTCTTATCATGTCATCAAGTTCGGGTGCTATGTCCTCTTTGAGACAACTGCGTAAGTAATTACTGGACGAACTGCGTATGTCGTCCAGTGTTAAATCTTCCATCTGATAATTCATTTATAGATACCCCGCGACTTGACAACCTGGTTCATCATAGAACCATGAGATGCTAACCTTCGGGAACATATCACGAAGACGACGACAGATTCCTTCGGGTGGTGACCATGCGGTTTGAAATTCTGCGGTGAAAGATTCTAATTCATCTTTCCATCTTTCCTCCTCAATGTCAACTTCGTGTATGTCCCATTTAGTGTCCCAGTTTTCTAATCGCCAGTCATACCATCTGGTATCCTGTGTACCATCAGAAAATTCTGTAACTGTTCCGAATGTCTCTCCGTTCGGTGCTTTCATTTCACGAACTTTAGGAAGTTCTCCTTTAAAAGGAATCTTTGACCAGTCTGGTTCGGGGATAATCTGTTCAAATACATTTTTGTTACTGAAGATTTCCAAGACCTTTTGCAAGTCAGTTTTGTTTTCTGAGTAAACATCAACTCTGTTTTGACACCAATTTGGCATAAGGGAAAGGGGATTAGAGAATTTGAGATTCTATCCTAACGGTATCTTTTACGGATTAATCCAACCGTATCATAACTAAGAATCTCTTATGTATCTATTATAATGTCTATCGCCACGAGTGTCAACGACAGTGTGCCAGTTAATAAAGTGGCACAGTCTATGTTGATTCCAATTAGATGTGCATTATAATAAGGATAGGTCTGGGGTAGGACTGATTTAAAACTTTCGTCACCACTCCCGCGCAATTATAATTGGTTGTGCCAGTCACACTAGTGTCACATTCGAACCACACGATGCCAAGGATGTATGCTAAGTTAAAGATAACGTTACAGGAAACAAAAATGTCGACATTACAAAATGAAACACTCTTCGAAGAGATATATGATATGGTATGGTGTGACTATCGGGATAATCATAATCTATCGGATGACCAGTTATATGCACTTGAGCAGAATTCTCAGTACGGTTACTTAATCGAAATTGAGAATGATGCGCGAAAAATATACGAGGATAGGTGTCAGTAAACGAACTGGCACCTTTTTCTGTGTGCATGCCCATAGTACTAGTAGCATAAAAAAAAACCCTTGGATTTCCCACGTCCAAAGGTTTAGTTAATTCAATCTCGCACCAGAACTCTAGTCCTACCTCCCTCCAGGATAGGGACTATGATACTTAGATTCTAGTAGTTGCAAGTCTCGTACTAATGTATCACGCATAATGCTGATATGCAAGTTCTTGAAAGTCTGTACTTTCTCGTGCATGTTCATCATTCTCGTCGAGTTCGAGTCTATCTGCATAGTCCTCGTCGAGATTAAATGCTTGATCGTATGTATAGTCGAAACTCAAATCGTCGTACATGAGATCTAGTCGAGATTTGAATTGTATACAGTTATTATAGTGCAATCTCGTCGAGATGTCAAGCATAATGCTCCATATCTAGTCGAGATTCATATAATGTAACAATATATTTATAAGAATCTCGTCGAGATTGTTACATTCTGTGAATTTTTGCCCGTCTGATACCTTGACGAAGTGCGTTCCTTATGCTATGCTCGCAAAGGTCACAACTCTCAGACACATTTATAAGGTACATAATCTATAAGGATTCTCCACAGATTCCACACAGATTATCAATCGGTATAAAACACTCTTTTATATTTAAAATAACCTTTTTTAATTAAAATAAAGGTATTTGTGTATCATACAATACATAATCATTGTCCTCTGTGAGTATTCTGATGTGCCGTAGTTCCCGACTCAATCTCTTTGGATTCAAGTACGATTGAGTCATCATACTGACTCTTTCTTTTCTTTACAAATTTCAACTCTTTCCATTGATTCTCATAACATAATAGAAGAATATGTACATACTTATGTGGATTCTTCTTATCATATTGACACTCATGTTTTCTTTTGACTCCCACCTCAATGGTCAAGTATCTCTCAGTATTCAAAAATCCCTTCTTATGTTCTGTTGGTTGACTTTTAAAATATATCCATCCCTCATCACTCAATCCATGTCGATTCCATACAACATAATCATTGACTTGGGGTTGATACATTAAGAGACTCTTACGATTTTAAGATCACTTGGACTTATACCGTCTCCTAAAAGAGAATTGTATAATTCTTGACAGTCTGCTTTTGTCATTGACGGTGTCTGTTCATTCCAATCGACCCATCCTGTAGTTGATTGCTCTAAGATTCGATACTGTGGTTCCATAGTTCTTAAGTTACAAATGCTTCGATAATACCTGACTCATAATCCTCAGATAGAGGTAGTTTCTGTGCCTTTAACACATTTGGCATTATACGATCTATATATGACTCATTGAAAGAGTCTTCTGTTGATAATAGGTCAAAAACCTCGGAATCCGTCTCGGCAATCACATTGATGATTCCACCATACTCTGATTGTGGAAACGGAACCCAATAGTCAACAATATAAAGATTTTTCATTAATTGATTGTTTTCTCCTTACGATACATTATAATGTATCTGTGAGCGTTTGTCAAGACCATTGTGGGGTCGGTTGCTTTGCCTGTGCCTTTTCAACCTTCCTCTGATAATTGAGACATTCTCCATAGAGATAATGAAATGAATCATTAAGTTCTGATGGCATGTCTTCATGATACATGTCATAAAAACATATTGACTCAAATATGAGTTTAAGGTCGTTTTTGTCTAATTCAAGTTTCATTTTCGATCTCTGTTAAGTGGACTTTCAAAGTATGCTCTGTTCACAAAGTATAATAATACAAGTGTGAATAGAATACCGAAGAATCCAACTATAAGTATTGGACTCTGTGGTAGGTCGTAGGTTGGAACTGTTGGCATTAGTCTCTCTCCCAAGTTGAATTGCGGTCTGATAGGAACTCTTGATAGATTTCATATGAACCGACTGTATCGGTCACATAGTCCTCCAAGACTTCATAGGCATATTCATCATATTCATCAATATGATCTTTGAGTTCTTCCTGTCTCATCAATGCCACATCACATGTGACTCTGTGAATTGCGAACTCAAACAATTCTTTCGGAGACATATCTCCGATCATTAGATGAGCAAATTCTCTTTTGAGATCTGCCAGTTGTTCTTTTGTGAGTTGTGTTGCGTTCATGAGTTTAACCTCCAATCAATTTTAAGATACTCTGGGTCAAGATGTAGTCTGTGGAACTCTTCCATTGTGTCACTCTCAAACACAAATTCCTCTGCCATGTATCGGCAACTGACACCAATCTCTTCTGCTGCTCTGAGATAGATACCGATCTGTTCATCATTGAGTTCTAAGTCATCAACACAAAATGCAATGTCCGCGATCAGTTGATCTTCTTTAGTCATGAGTGGGAAACCTCCTTTGCTTATACTTTATTATAATCCATATTGGATGAAATGGTATATGGGGTGTGACAGTTTATTAACCTCCCCACTCCCTTGCCAAATTAAAATTATAGTAACTAAAATACTTTCTGTCCACCAATTTAAATGAACCATAACCACTATGAAACACATAACCTTCTCCGTCACACTCTTCTCCTTCGATCAAGGTCATTGCAACCTGATTACTTTTACACGAGTATAAAAGTGCTTCCTTGATCTCTGTGATTAGATTGTAGAATCCGATAAGACTTAGATTGTAGTCTCCGAAATCACTTGAATCAATCTTTTTACCTTCTCTGATATACTGATTGAGTTCTCCTTTTAAAAGGTTTGCTTCACTCTTATCAACAAATTGAACCATCTGAGCAACCTGTAGTGCAAAGTCAATGCGACTTCTCAATGAGTCATTCACACTCATAATTGCTGTTGGTTGATAGAAATAGACCTTTTCTGTACTTGCCAACATATCATAGAGTGGGATTGCAATGGTATCACGAAGTGCATTGATACTTGGACTTGGAACACATTGGTCAATCTCATACTGTGTATGGGGTGCAACTATGATTGTCTGTTGTACATTCTCAGGAAACACATAGGTAACTGTGTTCGGTTGGAAAGTGTTGTCTCCACCAAATCCAAGAAAATCTCCCTGATAGATGCACTCTGTCTT